CAAAAATGGAGAACCAAAAGTGGAAAACCGTCTAGTAAAACAGGTGAGCGATACCTTCCAGAAGCTGCGATCAAAAGTCTCAGCCCTGCTGAGTACGCTGCAACAACGCGTGCGAAACGTGCTGGCAAAAAAGCCGGAAAACAATTCGTAGCACAACCAAAAACTATTGCAAAGAAAACAGCGGGGTTTAGATAATGGCTGAAAAATGGATACAAAACGCAATCAAGAAACCAGGCGCTCTGCGCTCACAGCTTGGTGTGAAAAAAGGGAACAAGATTCCCGCCGCAAAATTGGCAAAAGCAGCCAAAGCCCCCGGCAAGATGGGTCAACGTGCCCGCCTAGCCGAGACTCTCAAAGGTTTAAAAAAGTAAAGGAAAACCATGTTTAACGAAGCCCAATTAGCAATTATCAAACGTGCAATGGTCGCGCTGTCAGAGCGTGAGATGCACATGAACAACGTAGTTTCTCAAGAAGTGCAAGACTTCATTGAAGAACTAAACGCAATAGCCGCACCTAAAGCCAAAAAAGCTAAAGTGGTTGAAGAGCCTGCTGAAGAGCCAAAAGCTGAATAATGGCTAATACATCTGGTGCAGTAAGTTTTAACCTCGACCTCTCTGAGTTGGTCGAGGAAGCGTTTGAACGCGCTGGTAGTGAGCTTCGCACTGGCTACGACCTGCGTACTGCACGTCGTAGTCTCAACATCATGTTTGCTGATTGGGCAAACCGTGGTATCAATCTATGGACGATTGAACCTGGGACTATTACTCTGGCACAGGGGCAAAACACTTATGCTTTGCCAAACGACACTATTGACTTGCTTGAGCATGTCATACGCACGGGCGCGAACAGCACCGCGACTCAGGCCGACCTGACCATCACACGTATTAGTGTTTCTACCTATGCCACGATACCTAACAAGATTCAACAAGCCAGACCTATTCAAGTTTGGATTCAGCGTTACAACGGGCAGACTAGCCCTATTTCTTCTACGCTGACTACAACAATCACGTCTACATCCAACTCAATCGTGCTAAGTGATGTTACGGGTTTACCCGCATCTGGATTTGTAAAAATTGGTGACGAGGTCATCAATTACAGCTACATCACACAAGACACCAACGCTATTACAGGTACTTTGTACAACTGCTTCCGTGGTCAACAAAACACGATTGCTGCGGCTCATACGGCTGCGGCTACCGTCTATTGGCAACAAGTGCCAGCCATAACTGTTTGGCCTACTCCAGACAATGCACAGACATACACATTCGCTTATTGGCGTCTACGCCGCACTCAAGATGCTGGCGGTGGTGTGAACATCATGGACGTACCGTTTAGATTTATCCCCTGTATGGCGGCTGGTCTGTCGTACTACATAGCAGGCAAAATCCCTAGCGGGATGGAGCGTCTTGGTATGTTGAAAGCTCAATATGACGAGGCATGGGAACTTGCCGCATATGAAGATCATGAGAAGGCAGCATTGCGTTTAGTTCCTAGACAGACCTACATTGGGAGGTAGTCGTGGGTAATCGTTTTGCTTCTGGCAAGAATGCGATTTCGGAGTGTGACCGCTGTGGTCAGCGGTTCAAGTTAAAGGTTCTTAAGACTGAGATTATCAAGACTAAGAATTACAACTTGTTGGTGTGCCCAGAGTGCTGGGACCCAGACCATCCTCAGTTGCAGTTGGGTATGTACCCAGTGGATGATCCGCAAGCGTTGCGTAATCCTCGTCCAGATAGAAGTTATGTTTTGTCTGGAACAAGTGGATTGCAAACAAACGTGAATGGTGGTACTGGTCCAACAGGTGTTGGTACAGTCCAAGGTGGTAGCCGAATCTTTCAGTGGGGTTGGAACCCCGTTGGTGGATCAGAAAGTTTTGATGCAGCTTTAACTCCAAATAACTTGGTTTTAGTGGTGCAATTAGGTACAGTAACGGTAGCAACAACGTAGGAGTTGAAAATGGCAAAAATGGAATCTGGCAAAGCTGACATGGCTCAAGACAAAGCTCTCATCAAGAAAGCTTTCAAACAGCATGACAAGCAAGAACACAAGGGTGGCAAGGGCACTAAGCTCACACTCAAAAAAGGCGGCGTAACATCCGACATGATGAAGTCTATGGGGCGCAACATGGCTCGTGTCGCAAACCAAAGGGGCAAATAATGGCTAAATTCAGCATGAAACAAGGCGGCAAAGAAGTTGGCCCTGCCAGCACTTATGCCAAGCCACACGATATGTCTGGTAAAGCTACAGGTTCAGATATTGGTTACAAGACTGACCCTAATAGCATGAGCGCTGCTGAGTCTACTCCCGGCGGTATGCCCGCTCGTCGTGTAAGCACTGGCAACCCAGCTAACACTAACATCAAAACAACTGGTATCAAAATCCGTGGTACTGGCGCAGCTACTAAAGGCGTGATGGCTAGAGGGCCAATGTGCTAAAAGCATGAACTATTCTGAGTTAGTAACTGCAATTCAATCCTATACGGAGAACAACTTTCCGTCTACCACTTTGGCGGACGGCACAGTCGTGTCTTCAACAACTCAGATTAACCGTCTGATTGAGCAGGCTGAACAACGCATTTACAACTCGGTACAGTTTCCATCGCTTCGCAAGAACATGATTGGTGCGTTAAATACAGGTTTAAAGTACCTATCCTCTCCTCCTGACTATTTGGCTACGTATTCTTTGGCTGTCATTGAGAACTACGGCACTGCCACTGAACACTACACCTATTTGCTAAACAAGGATGTGAACTTCATCCGTGAAGCCTACCCAGATACAGGCACTGCATATAGGGGTTTACCCAAATACTACGCACTATTTGGTCCAACCATTTCTGGTAGCACTATTACTACAGAACTATCATTCATCGTAGGGCCCACACCCGATGCGTCTTACAACGTAGAGTTGCATTATTACTATTACCCAGAGTCAATCACCACTGCCACAACAACTTGGTTGGGTGACAACTTTGACACGGTTCTTCTGTACGGCTGTTTGGTTGAAGCCTACACCTATATGAAGGGCGAACAAGATTTAATTGCTTTGTACGATACCAAGTACAAGGAAGCACTTGCCTTGGCTAAACGTCTTGGAGATGGTCTTGAGCGTAGCGATGCATACCGCAGTGGTCAGTATCGTGAGGCTCCTCTACCTCAGAATACGGGGATTAGATAATGGCTTTCACAGGCAACTTTGCTTGCAATACGTTTAAAACGGGCTTGATGAATGGCACGTTTAACTTTACGTCTGGGTCGTTTTACATCGCTTTGTACACCAACGCGGCAACTCTAGACGCAACAACAACTGCTTATACAGCTACTGGAGAAGCAACTGGCGGTAACTATTCTGCTGGTGGGCAACTCTTGACCATATCTCAAACTCCTACGATTGGTAACCAGACTGGTATTGCCACTTCGTATATCTCATTCAATAACGCCTCATGGACTGGCTCAATCACAGCACGGGGCGCTTTGATTTACAAGAGTGGTGATAACGGCGCTATTTGCGTGCTGGACTTTGGAAATGATAAGACTAGTGCAAACACGTTCACCGTACAATTCCCAGCAGTAACTAACACTTCAGCCATCATAAGGATCGCGTAATGGTAACCACAATATACGGCGAAATGGACGAGTCACTTCTAGAGAAGAAGGAAGGCACGTTTGAAGACGATAACGAGTTGACCACATGGGTAGAGTATTGGAAAGACGCTGAGTTAGTCCATCGTTCTGTTCATGTGACTTTGAAGAAAACGCCAGCTTTCGTGGGTGGCGAAATACAAAATTTTGTATAAGGACTAATCATGGCAAACACCGCTTCCCTTTGCACATCTTTCCTAGCGGAAATGTTGACTGCAACCCACAACTTTGGCGTTTCCCCCGTCCGCGCGGCTACAACAGCAGACACTTTCAAAGGTGCTTTGTACTTAGCATCAGCGACTTACAACGCGGCAACCACAGCGTATTCAACTACTGGTGAGGTAACAGGTACTAATTACACCGCTGGTGGTGTGACGGTAACTAACGCTACAGCCCCTGCTTCAACTAATACATCCGCTACGGCTGGTACGGCTTACTGGACTCCTTCAGCATCGCTAACCTATACCAACGTGACGTTGAGTACAGCGTTTGATACCGTGCTAATTTACAACTCAACTCAGTCTAACAAGGCGGTGGGTGTATATACATTTGGTTCGCAGACTATTACAGCTGGCACGTTTACTTTGACCATGCCTAGCAACACCACATCGACTGCGTTGATTCGCATAGCAACAACATAAGCGGAGGCGGCATAAAGCCGTAGACCATGTTTGGCATATCCGCTTACGCACAATCCCCTTATGCGGCGTTAGGCTCGAACGACAAGTTTGTAGCCCTAACGGGATTGTCTGCGTCTGGATTCGTAGGCACGGTATCTCGCGGGGAAACACAGATTGCCATAGTAGGTAATCTAGCTTCTGGTTTTGTAGGCACTGTAACGGCAGGCCAACAAGTTCCTTTGACTGGGTTAAGTGCGGCTGGTTTTGTTGGCACGATAACTAATGGCGGAGTCACTGTTGCTCTGGTTGGTAAGTCAGCATCTGGCTTTGTAGGTACATTAGTACCAAGCGGTTCTCCCGCCGAGACAGGCGATGTAGCGTACGGATATGTTGGTACAGTTGGAGTCAGCCTCACGGTTGCACTATCAGGTTTATCTGCCGCAGGTCTCAAAGGTACGCTGTCGCCTGACAAACAAATTGCTATTGCGGGCAGAACCGCAACGGGTTCAGTGGGGACTATCTCAAACGGAGGATTCCAAGTTGGCCTAACCGGAAATATTGCTACAGCTTCACAGGGCACTATGAATGCGGTCTACTGGACAATTGTTATAGACAGTCAGGATGCAAACTGGCAAAATATAGATAATTCACAGTCGTCTAGTTGGGTTTTAATTAACACGGAAGTTTAAGGACGAACATGGCATTTGTATTAGCAGACCGCGTAAAAGAAACCACCACGACGACTGGTACGGGAACAGTGACTTTGCTTGGTGCTTCTACTGGTTACCAATCCTTTGCCGCTATTGGCAACGGCAACACTACTTACTACACCATAGCAGACCAGACAGGCTCTAACTGGGAAGTGGGCATCGGTACATACACCTCATCAGGGACAACCCTAGCCCGTACAACAGTTCTGTCTTCTAGCAACTCAGGCTCTTTAACTAACTTTGGCGCAGGCACAAAAGATGTGTTTGTTACTTACCCAGCGGAATATACGGCTAATGCTACGGGCGGTGGGGTAGGTTCTATCTTATTAAACGCTAGCACGGTAACGGCAAATGCAACAATAGCGTCTGGTCAAAATGGATTCTCTGTTGGGCCGTTAACAGTAAATAGCGGCGTGACAATAACGATTGCTTCTGGACAAAGGCACGTAATCATATGAGTACGA